AGGTAAGGTTGCTGTGTTGCGTGGTGACGAGATTGATATTGTGACTGCCCCTGCGTGTTTAGAGATTAAAGCTGGATTGATTCACGGCGTTAAAGCAATTACTGATTGTGTTTGGTTTTGTATTCATGCCACAGACGAGAAAGACTTGTCTAAAGTGGATGAGATTTTGATTAAAGGGGATTGATATGCCATTTAGTGCAATATTAGGATTTATTGGGGCAAGTGAGCAAGCAGACGCTACAGAAGCGGCTGCAAACGCATCTGCCAACGCTCAACTTGAATCAGCTAGGTTAGCGGCTGAAGCGGCTAAGTTTCGCCCTGTTGGAATCACCACACGATTTGGTAAATCTAATTTTCAGTATGGAATAAAAGGTGTTAACCCACCTGTCGCAACTGACTATGCAACGCCTGAAGAATTTGCGGCTGCACAAAGGGATTATCAAATACGAGCGGCATCTGAAGGCTACTTAACTGGTGCTGGTTATGAACTTAGCCCTGAACTAAAAGCCTATCAAGATCGTTTAATGGGTCTTACAGGCGGTGCTTTAACGCAAGCAGAACTTGCTCAACAACAGTTTCAGCCCTTGTCTCAGGCGGCTGGTGGATTGTTTGGCTTGGGTCAGCAGTATCTTGCACAGAGCCCTCAAGATGTTGCGGCTAAATACATTCAACAGCAACAGGATTTGCTTGCCCCTAGTCGTGAAAGACAGATGGCTCAGTTGCAGAACCAGTTGTTCCAACAAGGTCGTAGTGGATTGTCGGTAGGTGCTACAGGTATGCGCCCTAGCGGTGCGATGGGTCTAGGTGCTACTACACCTGAGTTAGAAGCCTATTACAACGCTATTGCTCAACAAGATGCTCAGTTGGCAGCACAGGCACAGGCTGAAGGACAACGTAATGTTGCGTTTGGTGCTGGTTTGTTTGGTACTGGTGCAGGGATGTTAGGTCAGTATCAAGCTGGTCAGGTTGGCGCATTGAGCCCATTTACAGGTTATTTGGGTGCTGGTCAAGCAATTGAGGGGCTTGGTCAAGAACCATTAAGATTAGGCTCAGAGTTAGGTGGTAAGGCTTCTACTGCTGGTGCTAATGTTGGTGAATTCTTATTTAGGGGTGGTGCAAATGCGGCATTAAGTCGACAAATGGGCTCAGGACAAAGTCCTATTAGTGATGTTATTGCTGGAGGAATAGATACTAAAAAATTAACAACTGGATTTGAACGATTGTTTGGTGGAGGTCAACCAATGCAAACTGGATATACAGGAAGCCCATTTATGACACGTTATGAGAATGATCTTTTAGCACAACAAGGTACATACTATAACCAACCACAATCTTCATTTTCGTATGATGGCTCATACGGCCCTTAAGGAATAATCATGGCAACTTCAGACATTCTCGGTTTATTTACCTCTCCTGAGCAGTATCAATTAAACCAAGATACGGCGGCAAGAGAACGTGCGCTGTCTTACTCTAAATTAGACCCAAGAGCAAAAGCTAGTTATGGATTCTATCGTGCTGGACAACAGTTGGGAGAAACTATTGGCGGTGCTTTGGGTGGTCAAGACCCACAGTTAAAGATAATTTCAGCTACACAACAAATTGCTCGTTCTGCAAATCTTGCTGACCCTGCTTCATTAGAAGCTGCTGCTCAACAATTAGCCAATATTGGGAATATGCCATTGGCTATTAGTTATGCTGATAGGGCAAAAGCATTGCGTGAGGAAGGGCGTAAAGTTAGAGAAACAGATGCATTGGTTTCATTAAGAGAAGCTCAAGAGCTAAAAGCAGGTCTTCCTCCAAAATTAACAGGAGACGAAAGATACATTCAAGCTCTTAGAACTGTTGAAACAAAACTTAGAAACAAACAAGAAGTTTCTGGAGAAGAATTGTCTGATGCCAATATGTCGGCACAAATGCTATCCAAACCAAGAACATTTTTTGACCAAGCATCAGGACAAATGGTAACAAATCCTGCTACTGACCCATCAAAGGCATTTCCTTTGACATTTAAACAGTTTATTAATCCAGAAACACCAACTACAGATAATGCTGGAGTTCCAATAGCGCCACCTTCAGGCGGCCCTAAAGTTGAGCAGGTTACTACAGGAACTTTGCCTACAGTGGTTATTCAGAATGTTGCTGATATAGATAAGCAGTTACAACAAATACAAAATAGAAAACCAGAATTAGATAGATTTTTAACAAGTATTGAAAGTGGCAAAGTTAAATATGATTTAGGGACTAATCTTTGGGATTTTGGAGGGGCAGTTATTCCTCCTATTTTTGGTGCTAAATCTGTTGGAAATCAAGTTGACAAAGATGAAATACAAAGAGCTTTGACATCTAGGGTAAATGCTGTTTTAAATGCAGCTAAGGGTGTTCAGGCTAAAGACGATGCTCAACGTGCAAAAGATCAAATTGCATCACCATCTACATTCTTAAGTTCTGATCGAATGGCATCAGCTATTCGTGATTTACAAAAAGCTGAAGCAAGCCTTGCAAAAGAATTAGAAGTTGAGAAAGAAACTCTTACATCAAAAGCGCAACCGCCTAAAGCGGCTTCTGTTTCAAGACCTTCTGCGCCACAACCACCTAAACCATCTGTCAAAAGCCAAGGTAAAACTTATTCTGATGAAGAAAAGATACAACTTTTTCTAAAGGCAAATCCAAAGAAAAAGAGACTAGAAGTTGAACAATATTTGCGCTCAACCAATCAAATCAAATAAGGATAAATATCATGGGGTTATTTGATTCTTTCCAAAATACAACAAATGCAAGTGAGTTGCAAAACAAGTATTTAACTGACTTTGAAAAAGGAAAGGTTAACAAAGCCAATGATCTTGCTCAAGGGTTGATGCAATCAATTTTAGAGTTAGGCGTAAAGGCTGGCTTTACTCGTCAAGAAACCTTAGACAAACTCAATGCGGCTATTGCAAAACAACCTGCAAAATTAAGTTATGACGATAAAGTTCTTGGTTCTGCTGGAGAAATCGTTGGTGAATTAATGATTGCGGCTCCAGCGTCAACTATGGGTTGGATGGGTGCTGGTAGTAAAACTGCACAAATCTTTAAACAAGGTATGTTTGGTGGTCTTTGGGAATATTTTACAAGGCCAATTGAAGCTGGACAAGATAGATTTGAACAAGCAAAAACAGCAGGTTTAACCACTGCTGGTGCTACTGCTGTTCTTGGACTTGCTTCAAGACCTTTAGAAAAAATAACCAACTTTGACTTTAAGTCAAATATTGAGTCCGTAAAAAAGGCTTCTGCCTCATTAGGTGTAACCCCTAATTTACTTGGCGACTTTACTGGAAGTGAAGTTACTAGGGCGGCTGAAGCTGTAAGTAAAACAAGAGGTGGCGGCGCTGCTCAAAAACTTAAGTCTAATGTTAATGAACTTCAAAAAGCAAGCAATGTAATTGAAGAAAAAATTACTGGTGGAGCGCAATATAGCAAACAAGCTGGTGAAAATATAGCAAAAGCTATTCAATCAAACTATAAAAATGCAACTACAGAAGGTAATAAGTTATACAAGAATGTAGATGCGCTTGCAAAAGAAAGTGGGTTGACAAAAATAGACCCAACAGAAACAAGATCAAAAGTCACTGAAATTATCAATGACTACCCTGATTTATTTAAAAAGTTAGAAGCTCCAGCGTTAGAAGCAAAACTCAATGCAATGGCTGGTAAATTAGCTAAAGAAGAAATTAAACAACCAGCAGGTTTATTGGTTGATGAATTTGGAAGGCCTTTAATTAAAGAAGTTAAAGGAATGCCTGAGTTGACATTCTCTGAAGTTAGGAAAACCAGAGAAGCATTGATTGATGCATTGCAATCTGCTAAACAACAAAATAAATTAGGTAGTCAATCTGCTGTAAAAATTGGTGATGTCATTGAGGCAATGGACAAAGACATTGATACATGGGGAACGCAAGCATCACAAAATGCAGATATTGCAGAAGCATGGACAAAAGCTAGAAACAACTGGCGTGACAATGTTGTTCCTTTGCGTGATGCTGATATGGCGGTTTCTATGATTCGTGACCCGAATTCTGGTGAACTTAAAACAGACATAGCAAAACTTGCAGGAAAAATTGTTTCAAACGAATCTACTGGTCAAGAGGGTGCAAAACGTGCGTCATCATTAATTTCAAAAGTCTTGCCAACAGATGTTAAGCAAGATGTGGCGGCTTATACTTTTAACACTGCAAGACAAGAAGCAACTGATGCCGCTGGAAACTTTGACCCAATAAAGTTTTCAACATTTTTACAATCAAGAAAACAAAATCTGCAACCATTTGTAGATGAAAACCTTGATAACTTGTTGAATAAATTTAGTTACCTTTCGCAATCTTTGACTAGAAGTTCAACTGGCATGGGATTAGATGAAACTGGTACTCAAATGTTGCGTATGGCAGTTGGACAAGCGGTGGGTGGCCCTGTTGGTTCTGCTGTAATGGCTACACCTGTAAATAGAATTTTAGAGTCTATATCTAGGTCTGCTTTTGATACTGGTGCTGGTAGATCAGTCATGTTATCTGCAAAAACACTTGATGACTTCAGACCTTTATTGACTGGTAGTGTTGTGTCAAATGAATTGCCAGAACAATCAAATCAACCTACAGATATGATTACTCCTCCTGAGTTCACTATTACTCAGCCTGATATTGCTCCAAATCCTAGCCCGATGTCATCATTTGGGAAAGAAAATCAATTGCCTGCGATACAAGAAGATCAATTTATTACTCCTCCCGAATTATCTAATCAGGCAACAATTTCACCCACAGTCAATGTCAATGCTAATGTTGATGAGCGACAAGGCATCTTTAACCAAGAATTAGGTCAGTTAATTCAAAGGTCAAATGCCGCACAAGCCTCTGGTGACCAAGGAGCATTCCAACGAGTCACTGGTGACATTCAAGCACTGTTGCGTGAAGCACAGCGTAACAAACTTCAGTTATCTGTTCAATAAGGAAACAAAATTGATCCAATATCTATTTGTCTTCTTGCGGCTGGCTTGGTCAAAAACATCCAAGCTGGCTGTGATCTCTATAAGCAAGCTAAAGAATCTTTTGTCGAGATTAGGAACACTGCTAATGAAGTTATTGCCATTGGCAAAGAAGTTAAAGGATTTTGGGGGTCGTTGCGTAAACTATTTGGCGGTAGTCCCAAGCCTGAAACTGCAAAGTCTATGGCAAAGGCTAAAAAGTCTGACTATGTTGCTGTTGACGAAACTCAAGTCAAAGCTGAAATCGTTAAGAACCTGAGTGAGTTCTTCAAGTTACAGGAACAGTTAGAAGCACATATCAGGGAGTCAGAGGAGAAGGCTAGGACTGTAGTCTTTGCGGATGATGTGAACTTGATGGAAGAAGCCCTGAATAGGGTTTTGGCACAGCAAGAGATGGAGAGGTTGGTAGTCCAGATCAGAGAGTGCATGGTCTATCAATCTCCACCTGAGATGGGTGCATTGTATTCAGAAGTGTTCAGCATGAGAGACATCATTGCTGCGGAACAAGCAAAAGCAAGGAAGATGCGGGATGCAGAATCATGGCTACGAAAGGAAAGGGAGCGACTCCTAGCAGAAAAACAAGCATACCTGTTGGTAGCTTTCCTATTCCTAATATACCTATGGATGGTAATAGGTCTGGTAAGCAAGATTGGGAGAACGTAGTGGGATGGATTGCCGCTTGTGTTCTTGTCGTATTGTTGTTACCTGTTTTAGGTATGCTTTACATGGATGTGTTGCAAGCAAAGCATGAAGCAAAACAACAGCAGGAAAAAGTGCAAAAGGTTATTAAAGAACTTGAAAGAGAGAAGCAGAAATGAACATTTATTGTATTTGGGGCTTATCTATCCTTTTAGTGCTGTTAGCTGGCTGTGATGACCGCTACCGCTATCCTTGCCAAGACCCATTAAATTGGTCTAATGCTGAATGTAAACCCCCAATTTGTACCGCTTCTGGCACTTGCCCAGAGATGTTAGTTAAACCCGAACAGGAGAAGAAGTAATGGCTACCATTGGATATAAACCTAATAATCGCCTGACTGCTGATGAGATTGAGGTCAGAGTATGGGCATTCGTTATCGTAGTATTGGTGAGCATTCTGTTAGCTTCTATGGGTATGTTCCTGTACTCTGTTTCTTTTGTACAACAGCCCATGAATGGCAGTATGGCGGCTATTGATAAAGTGTACACACAGCAGATTAGCACCATCATGGTGTTCATTACTGGTGTTTTAGGTGGCGTAGCTGGTAGGTCTGGTGTTAAGGCAATAGCCAATGCCAGTGCCAAGGCTGAAGCCATTGACAACGATGAGCCACCAAAGCCATGAGTTTATTTAATCCTTGGGTGCTGTTGGGCATCCTGATGGCAGTAGTTGGTGCTTTTGGTAGCGGTTATTACAAGGGTGGCGAGGATGAGAATGCTCGTCAACAACTTGAGATTGCTGCCCTAAATGCTGAAGCAAGGGTAAAGGAACAAGCC